GTGGATAAAATGAGACTGGCAACCGCGCCAATCCCAAAGGATGTAAAGAACAGAACGAGAACGGCCTTGACCACCGCGAAATAGAGCGCCTCGTTCCAGACGTAATGGGTTAAGTCCATCAAGATTTCATGGTGTTTTTCAGATGTTCAGAAAAAAACTTTTTCAAGTCGTCATCCTTAGGGATGAGCTCAACCGCAACGACTTCCAATGGGTCGTCAGGGTTACTACCAAAGCGAATGTCATATTCACGGTTAGGAACAAAAGCGCGTGTTTCAATCAAACGCTTGGCGTATGCAGGTTCAATACGCAGAGGCTGCTTGTTGAAAGGAATATCCGTGTTTAGCCCTAAACCGTATTGAGCGAACTTCTCAACGTTGACGGTTTCAACAGGGCGCAGAACGTTCAGCTCTGCAATGGTAGTACCCGACTTGGGGAATGTTTTGATTACGATACCAGTGATGTTAGCCATTACCTTAACTCCATAATGTGTTTTTCAGTTGTGTATATGAATCGGGAACGCCGAGCAATTCAAAGTCATGGCGTCTGTGTTTGTGGGGGATAAGCATCCCGAAAGCCTCGCCTAAATTGCCGTCAGTCATTGCGATAACTTCAGCTAACGCAACGCCACATTGACGGCGAACCCATGCGATGCGAGCCATAAACTCAAGACCTTGAGCCTTTTTATTACGAGAGAACTTAATGGGCGGCGTACACTCGATAGACGCAGCGAAAGGGCAAATACCCGCAAAAGAGGCGGCAGGGTTGGCTAAAAGCTCGATGTCGCACTTTTTCAGCTCGACCTCGTTGCGATACCAAATCAGCTCAGGGTCAGTGATTTTTTGCTCAAGTTTCTTGTTGTAAATCCGCCAGTAAACGACCGAGGAACGAGAGCCGACAATCGTAGCCTCTTCCATCAAAGCGCCGTTTTCTGTAATACGTTTATGAGGAACCATTGAGGGGCCTTGACCCCGTGGAGCAGTGCGAAATGCCCCCTCATAAAAGCATTTCTCAGCATATTTAGCGTCAAAATTTCCGGTGTAATCGTCAACGGCCAAATCAAGACGAACTAGACGAGTGACCCCCAAAACCTGAGCAAGCCACCAATGCAATTTTTTAGCATCGATACGGTCAAAAAGTTTGGTACAACCCGTGCCATTAATTTGGACAAAAACGGTATCGTGGTTACCGCCGATTCCAACAAGGCCGCACTCAACTTGTCCGGTCATATCGAGAATGACCATAGAATCGTTGTAACCGTGAAGACCACGACCACGCATGGGCGATAAGCGAAAGCCCATGATTTTGGACATGAACAAATCAAAGCGATGAAAGAGCATCTTGGACACTTTGTTTCGGTGCGCTTCCATATGATGCTCGATTTGTTCCAAGGTAGAGCACACCGCGCCTTGTTCCTTGGTTCGAGTCTTTGGCTCGTGATAAACGGGCATCTGTAGATTGATAAAGTCTTGGTCGTTGCTTTTGTCTAAGTGGCGCAAATCCGAATAAGAAAAAGTAAAAGCCAAGTGGTCAACTTTGACAGGGCGAACAGTGTCATGATGAGGATGATTACATGGCATGAAAGACCCCTTTTAAAAGCAATTCGTTGTAGTTTTCGTTAGTGATTTCAACCAACTGATAAGGGTCAGAGCGATAGTGAACAGAAAGATATTGCTCAAACTCAGCCCAGTTTTTAAAGAAACGATGCCCCCAAACGAAATACACATTGATTCCGATGTTGGGTTCGTTGTCGTAGTAGATGAAATCACCCATGATGACCGCCTAAGCCAATTGACCATTGACGGCATTGATTAGGCGGCGAGTCATTTCGCAGTCAGCCAAAGCGCGATGAGCCGTTAAATCGGAAACATCAATATTTTGTTGTTTGCAGGCATTGGTAAGGCGCTGCCAACGATAGCCGCCGTTAGTAGCATCGAATTCACCCCAAAACTCAGCGTACCAATTCATGGCGCATTGAGAATTTAAGAGCTTGTGTTTTAAAGCAAAGTAAGTGGAACGCAGGTCTAAATGACTAATTTGCAAATTGCGCTCATACGACTGGATGAACATACGAGAATCAAAATCAGCGTTGTAGATAATGCCAGTGCGATTGCGTAGAGCGAGAGAAAGCGGGTAAATGATGTCTAGAAAAGTCGGAGCGTCAGCCACATCCGAATTAGTGATACCGTGAATGCGTGTTGCTTCAGCAGGGATAAAGCCTTGAGGGCGAACCAGTGAGGAATAAATCAACTCACCAGAATTCGCACAGATAGCGGTCAATTCGACAATTTGAGACTTGCTATCCAAGCCCGTGGTTTCAGTATCGAGAATAAACGCATTTTCTAGATTAAGTTTTTTCATTTTAACCGCCTTAACTGGTTGGGCGACCACCAAGGGGAAGAGTTAAGGTCTAGCGCCCAAGGTGGTCTAATTTAGGAGGGACTCTCGCCGAATGTCCGAAACGCCTAAGCGATATGGTTAGTCTATGAGAGTCACCAAACTTGATGACTATGCTAGTCACCAAATGTGATGACCGCAAGACACTAAAATTGGTGACTTTTGGTCTAGAATGGAAAAAACGGAGGGGAAAACATGTATCAGTCTGAACTGTTAGACGCCTATAAAAAGGCGCAAAACTACGTACAAGACAAGCAAATAGCTATGGACTTAAACCAACCGAAACAAAGAATAAGCGAATTTAGAAAAGGAAAACGCTATCTATCTGAAGAACAAGCAGTTTTTCTGGCTGAAAATTCAGGAATTGACCCTGAAATAGCACTAATTGGTTTACACGCAGACCGCAACGAAAACCCACGCATCAAAGCACTGTGGGAAAGCATCGCAAAAAAGCAAAACGGGCTAGGATTAAGAACAATATCAATGCTTTGCGGTGGTCTGACAGTGTTAATCAGTCAATATAACGAGGCCATTTTTAACTACGCATTATGTATGTTATGTTAA